CTAAAATATCCTCCTGAGTTTCTTTTAACTATTGGCTGACGTGTTGCAGCAAAATCATAGGCAGTTTTAACGGCATTTGGAGTCGCAGCTGTTGTCGTCGATGTTGAGGATACTGAGTCGGTTAGTTGCAATGCACCAGCGGCAGAAGTTGATCCAGCCGATATTGAAAGATTGGCGGCACTAGAAGTTCCAGCGTTGGTCAGTGGAGCATTGACTGTGACTACGCCAGATGAACCTGTGGCTCCAGTTGCGCCTGTTGCGCCTGCTGGGCCTTGAACGCCGACAGATGAGACAACTACTTGATTGACATCCTCGGTGACCGTGATTTCATTGACGACCGGTTGAACAATTATTGTGTCGCTCATGGCGTAAGCTGCCCATCGACCGCCGCCAGACCTTGAATCAATCGTGTGACGACTCCACTGCCTGATGTAATTTCAAGCTCATATTCATATTGAGTGGCTAACAAAGCCGCTGATTGAACGGCCGTGATACGAATTGCCAGCGTGCCAGTTGCAGCTGTGATTGTAATACCCGATGATGATGTCAAATTCAGCGATGTGACATTTGATGCCACAGGACGAAATTGCATTGCAGCCGTATATCCGGTGAGGTTGATGGCTGCTCCGGCACTGTCTTTATATTGAATCGATAAGAACCAATCCGCTCCTTGATCGATCGTATAATTATATGTTTCAGCCATTTTTCTTCCCCTTCAATACCTTTGCAATTTTCTTTGGCTCAGTGACTTCAACATTTGGAAATTCTCCCTTGTAAGGCACATACTTTGGACGACCAAAGCCGACGACTTCTTTGCCGATTGTGCGCTGCTTGACCATGACCATGCCGCCATTGCGCTGATCGCCTGTGCCTGATGTGTTGCCTTCGATGCAGGTCACTGTCTTGCCATCGATGGCGACGACGATGCCGATGTGACTGATGCGATCGACGCCGTCATGTGGAAAGTCCATAAATGCTAAATCGCCGATTGCAGGCACTTCATGCCATCGGCCAATCTCCTTGAACTTATGAGCTCCGACAGCTGTGCTGACGACTGAGTGAACCTTGACGCCAGCTTGTGCCAATACCCAATTGCAGAAAGATCCGCACCATGGCAATCCGTTGGCCTTTGTAAATTCGCCGTATTTGGTGATGTTCTCCGGTGTCTCTACATAGCCGATTTCGCCCTTGGCGATTTCAATGGCATGTGCAGCTGTAGCCTTTGGATAACTCATTGCAGCAAAAGTTTCGCTTCGTCAGCTGTTATACCTAACCGATCGAGCAATGCAGCTTTGGCATTTTCTTTGGCAACCAAGTCAGCCTTGCGAACGGCTGCAGCTGCAAGATCCGCTTCATGCTGCGCCAATTCAGCATCATTCAATTCGCGTTCAATAATCTCGCCAGTGTCGGCGTTATGAATTGCAATAGTTGGACGGCTCATTATTTGACTCCATAGATCTCGTAGGTGCCTGATGAATAAGTGGAAGCAGGAATAAAAGTCACACTTGTTATTGCCCCTGTTGTTCCAAAGTATTGGCCATTGATGGTCGCGATGCTTCTATAAGTGTTGTTGTTGTCTTTGCCTGCGATGAAGCCATTGACAATCTTTTTAGTTGTCGTATTTGCTGGATCAGCAATAGTCCAATATGCAAAAGTATCTTGGTCAGTGGCTTCGTATGTGGCCTCGGTATAAAAACTTGTATCATTGATAATTTTAGTTGTCATCGCGGTCGTGCTTGTCTGATATGCCGCGATCATTACATAATTAGAACCAGTGTCGCCATTTAATCTTAACTGGTGATAATAATCGCTAGTGCAGACTGTATCCTTCTGGAAAATGACCAATTCTTTGTAGCCTGTGGTTGTGATGCTGACTGTGGTTGAAGTGCCGCTCAGATTGCCAGTTGCAAGTGAAGTCCATCCGCCGCTTGATGGTGTTCCCCATTTGAGTCCAGTCGCCGTCGATGAATCGGCAATCAATACCTGATCATTGCTGCCGACTGCCAATCGAGCCGGTGTGTCTGCGCCTGTGGCTGTGATCAAATCACCCTTTGCATCGACGATTGCATTTTGGATTGCATTAGCGTCATCTGATGTGACCCAAGTGAAATCCATGTCAGCATTTGATGCTTTGGATAAGACTTGACCAGTCGTGCCACCTTCGAGATCCATCATCGATGTATCGATTGATTGGCCAAGTGTTCGGATGGCAGCTGCGCCATCTTTGACAAGGCTAGTGTCGTCCGGTGTTACCCAGCCAAAATTGGTTGTCGTCGCCATTTTCTCTCCTTATGCCACCACAGTGGCTTGATTCCATGTAAGTGTATTCGATAGGGAATTCCAAGTCTCGGCAACACTCACGCCATTCCATCGAACGGCTTGCAAGCTGTAAGCCGTAGGCGAGACAGTCAGAGTGATTGCCAGTCCATTGTACGACGCGCTAAATGTCCAGCCTTCGACAAAGCCTTGAAAGCGGCCGTCGCCGATATTGGCAGGCAAGTCGGTGATGTCAATTGGTAAGCCCATGAATGCATTGAGCAAGGCATCTCGATCGCTGTCGTCAATCTCTGGATTGCCTAGCGGAAAAGTAATCGAGCGAAATTGCGCTTCGGGAAATGCTCGAATGTCGAGATAGAAATTGGCCTGTGATGTGGCATCCGCGCCATGCTCCAAAGTGGTGGAAATTGACTGGGCTTGGTAGCCAAAGAGCGCAATCGATGAATCATCCTGAGCTGAGACTGTCTGGCTGTTTTTATATGTAAGAGTCACGGCATTTCGGATGTCTCCAGATTTCAGCGATGTCTTGATTCCATTGGCCAGTGCTGTATTGCCTGAGACGCTTGTGTATCCATAAGTCGTCAAATAAGTGTTGCGATGAGTGCTGTCGGCGTAACAAATCCGGCCTTGATTATCTTCATACAAATAACCGAGCCCAGAATTGGCCAAGGCTGCGACCAGCGAATATACATCAGTGACATCGGATGATCGAGCTGTCAGCTCATAATCACCTGGCTGATCAATTTCGCCAAGCCCTGAATTCTCAGCATTTGCCCATGTGATCGTCGGATCGTATCCAGCCCAAGTTTCGGCGGCTGGCACTTCATTCCATGAGTCAAATAGCAAAGCCGAAAGGATTGTGTAAATTTGATCGCCGTCAAAGTCTTTTGCCAGTACGCCTTCGGTGAGCGACTTTGGCAGCTTTGAGAGAGCACCGAGAGCAATTATTCTCATATTCTGCACAAGGCCGCCAGTGCCGGATGACTTGACTTCAAGATCGAGATCGGTGACATAGCCGCCAAATAGATTGACATCAACGCCAGCTGAATCCTTGACCTTGATATTGACTTGAGCATTTACATCAATTGAGACTGGCGTGTCATCAAAATTTAGGATGGTAAAGCTTGCGTATCCGGCAGTGGCTTGGCTGTAAATGTCTGTTCGACCAGATGTGATTGTCACATCAGCCAAAGTCAAATTTGCATACGAGACGCCACCGACAGTCAGCGTCCAATCAGGCGTCCAAATACTCATGACTGAAAGTTTAACGATCCAAGTGTGCCGCGACTGAAAGATCGATTGAGCACATCGACGATGGTGCGAGCTGTACCTTCAGCATCGATCGCGCCATTGACTGTAACATTTATTGTTGAACCGCCAGCTGAGCTGCCATTTGGAATGATCTTGCCTGATGTATTTGGCACGAATAATTCTGGGCCGCGCTCGCCGACCACATAGCTTTTGCCTGATGAGACTGGGCCACCATTGGCGCGACCGCCGCCAAAGATATTGTCAATTGCTCCGCCGACTGCCTGTGTTACTGGATTATTCTTAATAAAATTGACGATGTTTTTGATGGCATTGAATGCGCCATTGACCACGCTGACAAGGTTGGCAAATAGGCCAATCACAAAGCTGATGGCTGTGCCTAGCACATCAAATGCGTTGCCAAGAATCGTGCCAATTACTGGAGCGACAACATCACGGATGACTTTTGCAATTGTCTCCAATAAAGTTTTCAATGGCTTGAGATTGGCTTCATTTTCTTGAATCTTAGCTGTGACTTTTTCAAATGCTGATCGTAGTCCATTGATGATTGGTGTGAGCACACTGCTTATGGCTGGGATAAGAAATTGAGTAATGAAAGACCAAATAGCCTTGAATGTTGGGATTACAGTGTCTCGAATGTAAATAGTCAAAGCTGCAAAGATTGGAGTTAGCTTTGGCCCTAATTCCTCAGCCAATTTCTGCACAGCTGGGATGACTGAATTGACAAAGCCTGAGACCATCGGCGTGATGGCATCAAGTACGAAAGATCCGACGCTTTCTTTGCCTTCATCAAATGCGACTTGGAGCCGCTGCATCTTGCCTTGGAATGTGTCAGCCTGTTGGGATGCTTGACCGCCAAATGTGGCAGCAAGTTGAGCCGTGATTTCTTCCATTGACATCGTCTTGAGCTGCGCGGCAGTAAGTCCGACGCCTAGCTTGGCCAGTGATCCGGCATTGCCTTCGGCGGCTTTGCTCATTGCATTCGTTACAGCTTCGAGAGACTTACCAGATCCAGCGGCGACATCGATGGCGACGGCCTGCAATTTGAGAGCTTGATCTGCGTCTTTTGTAGCACGCACAAATCGCTCAAAGCTTGGACGCAATTCATCATCAGTCAGACCAGTCAGCAAGGATGTCTTGGTGATTTGAGATTCGACAGCTGCGATCTGAGCATTGGTCGCGCCAGTTACATTCTCCAAAGTGGTTGCGAGCTTGGCCTGTGCAGCTTCATCAGCGATTGCAGACTTGACGCCATCGACCAGCAATTTGCCAGCGTAGGCAGCGGCAGCGACGCCAGCTGCAGCAAATGCCGCGCCTGCCATCTTGCCAAATTTTGCAACCCTGTCGCCAAAGCCTTGTACTTCATTGGATGCACCATTGACGCCTTTGCGTAAGCCATCGAGATCGGCGTCAAAAGTTATTTTGACCTTTGGAATCGCCATCAGTCCATCCCTGCCTTCTTCACTACATCCTGCACCATCTGTGCATATTCTCTTGCAATTATGGGCAAATAATAATCCATTGCAGGATTGATCCAATATCCGGCTTTGTTATATGGAGCCTTGAATCTGTCAGTGTAGGCACGACCACGACGATCGACGCCGCGATGCGATCCGTATTCAGATCCCCAAAGCAATGCGCCTGCAACCGCTTGACCTTGCTTGACGACTTTGCCGCCTGCGCGCTTTTCGCCGCCGTATTTGCGACCGACTTTCTTTGTACCACCGACATCGACGCGGATCAATCGATCTCGCTTGGCGACCAATGATTCAGCAACCTTGACCGCTACTGGCGTCCTCGATGCTTGTGCGAACATAAGCAATTGTCCGGCAAATCTTTGTGACAGTGGCAATGCTCGATCGCGGATCTCTTGCTGAGATTCGGCAGGCAATGATCCGAGCAATCTAATGAGATTTCGGAATTCAGTAGGCTCGACAGTTATGGCCATCGTGCCTTTGCCTGTTTTAGCCATTCCGTTTCTCCAGAATCTCGATCGCTGTGTATATCTGCTCCGCCGTTTGCCATTCACTCATCGGGATTTGCGTGGCTATTGCCAGTTCCACGATTGTGCGATTTAGGCTTCCGACGGCGTAGCTTTTGGGTTTTCAGGCTCCTCAGTCGTGATGTCCGAGACTGTCTCGATCCATGCTTCATAAGGCTTGACAGGTTTGCCAGCTGCTTCACGCTTCATGGCGTGATATGCCAAGAAAAGTAGATCAGAGATCCCAATTTTGTCTGCAGCTTGTGTGATGGTGTGGCCTGTCTTGTTTTCCCATTTGCACCACTCAGGCGGAGCTGCCACATAAGTGGCAACCTCGCCCGATGTGTATTCAATTGTGATTTTTGTTTTCATGCTCCCGATCTCCTTTTTAGCTGAAGTTTTCGGCAGGTGTGCCGACCACTTGGAATGATAGTGACACAGTCTGGGCATCCGGTGCTGAACCGCCGACGGATGGGAATACTGGCAACACATTGCATGTGAATACTGCGCCAGTAGTAGCTGTTAGTGAAACTGCCAAAACGGTATTTGGTGCAGTCTCGCACGCTGTCCAGAGTGACTCACAGAGCGATGAGGCGACGCCCCAGTCTGCAAGCATTTCGACATCAAGTGTCCATGAATCATCGATCGCTTTGTATGCGCGGCCATCAAGTGTCTGATATGTCTCGATGGTGTGCTCATTTGTAAGTGTGACTGATGTTGCTTGTGCGTCGTAATTTACGGTAGCGATCGTCAATACTAGATCGCGTCCGGTGATGACGGTCGTTGGCATAATTACTCCTAGTTAGTTTGTGTGTATTGGGTTGATATTTCAATCTCACAAGCGAGAATGTCGGATGCTCCGATTGAAACTGGCATTGGATTAGACACAGAGCCGACTGTGTAACCTGACGGGATAACCGCCAGAATGCTCATGACTAGCTGCTCGATGTTGTCGAGCGCGGCGGCGTTTGAGTACATTGCAACGCCGACAGTGATGACAAGATTGACTTTGACACGCGTTGATGTGCCAATCAGATTGGCTTCAAGATATGGCGATGATGGTACGACGGCAGCAAATGGCACGATCGGAGATTCTGGAACTGAGTCATAGGTGTTAGCGGCGACGCCTGCGATTGCTGTTTTGATTGCGCCTCGGACGCTTGTAGCGATTGTTGATGCGGCCATCAGCTCACCATCGATCGAGTATCGACCAAATCACCAAGCAACCCGATGCATCGATTGGTCAAGCTCCGACCCATTCTGAATGGCGTTGGGCTAAAGTCCACGCCTTCGATCTGACCGCCTGCAGCTGTGCGGCTTTGGAATACTTCAACCGCTACTGCAAGGATTGCGCTTTCGACATTTGGATTGCCGATGTAATAAGTGGCCGCACCATAGCCGGATAAGGTTGCAGTGCCGTTCGGAATGATCTGACGGATCGAGACATCTGCATTTGTTAGTGCGGCCGTGAAATATAGATCCTCAGCCTTTGTGACTGTAAATGTGGCAGTAAATGGCGATGGCATCTTTGTGACGACAACCGATTGGCCTACTGCAAAAGTGTGTGGCTCCCGTGTGTAGAAATACGCAACATTTGAGACGAGCTTGTATTCGATGATGGCTGTGGTGTTCTGCACAAGGATTGGCAGGATCACGCCTTCGGCCGTGTCAATGATGTCGTCCAGATATGCATCAGAATACAGGGATGAACTCACGCCAAGAATTGATCTCAGCTGTGACGCTGTGACTATTGCTGCCATGAGTCCATCCCTTCATCTGCTCGACCGCCTCGGGAGCGAAGCGGCCGATGTCTAAGTCAGGCGATTACGCCTTGTTATTCTTGAACGCTCCTGAGCCAATTTTCGTGGCGATGGCTCCATAGCCATACATCATGATTGAGATTTGTCCGGTTGCAATTACATCTGCGCGCAACTGGAATGTTGGTGACTCATACCATGTGTATGCATCAGGATTGACGATCAAGATTGATCCATCTGCGTCTGTTGTTGCAGCTGTGTTGGCTGTGACATAAAGATCAAGACCAGCGACATTGCCGCGGATTGAATCTGGACGCACTGCGCCGCCAGCATTTTGTGGCTGTGCAGCATTGTAGATTGGACGGCCTGAATCATTCAGTGTCATGACATTTGCCCATTGGGATGTGTTCATGATGATATTGCGAGCAAATCCTTGTGTGCCTGAATAAACTGATGCAGCGCCGCGAGCAACGATTCCGAGTAATTCGGCAGCTGTTGGATATGTTGTGGTTGTTGTTGCGTCAGCTGATGCACCTGAGATCAATGCTGCATTCACTGCAGTGTCTGTGACCTTTGCGTACTGTGCAGCCATATTTCTCATGAGCTCGTCCACAAAGAGTGGTGAAGAGCGATCGAAAAGCTCAACGGAGAATGTCTGAGATCCGCTGTACTTCTTCACAGTTACACTCAAAAATTCTGAGTTTTGATCGACATCTGCAACTGTGCCGCCTTCGGCTTCTTCGGTTACTGATGGGAGCTGTGTGATCTTTGGGATCTCGAATGTCATGCCAGCGTCAGGCAATGTGCCACGGCTGATTGCATCGATGTTGCTGCGTGTTGCATTTGCAAGCCCGTTGATCACGGTGGTGAGCTGGCGTGTTGGCACCAAGCCCGCATTGTCTGTGGTGTCTGCTGCTGCGCGTACATAAGCGCGTGCATCTTCAGATCCCATTGCTGCCTTGATTGTCATCTCAAGCTGCTTTGTAGCTGAGAAATCTAAGCGTGGCTTTGCTGTGAATACGCCAGTGGTGCTGGCGGCTGTGACTGACTGTGCGGCTTCAACCGTCTCTGTAACGGCTGCCGCGTCTGTGACGGTGTTTTCCACTTCGTCTCCTTCTGTTGTTGGTGTTGGTGTTGCATCCTCATCCGGTGTGGATTCGGAATCTTCATCGTCTTCTGTCGCTGCGACTTCTGCAACGCGAGCTGATCGCACTGCAGGCTCTGAGACAAGCGCAACTCCTGTGAGCTCGGCCTTCAAGACTTTCATGTATCCCTTTTCCTGCACATAATCCTCGACGGCAAGCTCCACGCTAAATCCATCGCGCAGACCATCCATTGCTTCGATGAGTGCATCATTGCCAGCTTGTGTGGTGCTGATCTTGAATGTCGCATTGATCGCGCTATCGCCATCCATTGACATCTCCATGCTCTTGCCAATTCTGCGTGTGCGATCGTGCTCTAGGTTAAGAAATACCGGAGCTGGATCAATTGAGCCTTTAGCAAATACGACTTTGCCTGTGCTTGCGTTTGCAGGCTCATCGAATGCAACGATGCGGCCTGAGATCGTGCGCGATTCTGAATCGGCTGCAGTGATCGTGATTGGTGTTGTTAGCTTCATCCGATGATGTCCTCTTCTTCTCTGATTTCTTCAATTGTCATTGCGCCAATGCGATTCAGGATTTCGTACACTTGCGCTCTTTCAAGTGGATTGCCGCGCAAGAAATCGTCCAAATCAAAACGCACATATTCTGAGGCTGGGGTGAAATCCGTAAGTGAGAGCCTTTGTTCAATGATTGTGAGGATCGGACGAATCGAGAAATCGATGAGGTCACGCCTCTGATTTACAGCGTTGGAATAAGTCGTGCTCGATGGATCAGCTGATGCGAACCATGCCGGTAATCCGATCGCTCTGCAAAGCTCCAAAGCCAAATACTGTCTCGCTTCGTTCATCTGCAATTGCTTTGGATCAAATCCGACAGTCTCTAGCGATACATCTGCATTGAGCACTGTGACTGACTTTGATGTGCGATTCAAGAATGTTTCTTTGAGTGCCTGGAGTCGCTCCTTCGGCAAGTTTGTGCCATTTGTTTTCACGACCATTTGTGGCGCAGGATTCAATGCGAAATCGTAAGCGGCGCGCTCCAAAGCGTGTGCAGCTCTTACTGTACGGCCTGCGCGATTAAGCAATCCTTCTTGCATGTTGCCAAAGACCACAAGCTGCTCAGGGGCGATTGTAATTCCATCGACTGTGTAGCTTTCGATTTGTGTGCCATTGGCATTTGTAAAGACGCCTACACGCTCAGGTGCAACACGCTCCATTGCTTGAATGCGTCCAGTGTCTGCATATCTCTGTGTCACGACTGCATAGGCCGCTGGACGAAATAGCAAATCCTCAGCGATCCATGCCCAAAATTCTGCGCCCGTGATTCGTGGATCAGGCTGATTGATCACGCGAGCTGATGAGACTGTCTCTCTTGTGGATTTGTTTTTTGTCTCCAATGGCAATGACGCTACAGTGGAGCAAATGATTCCGCGAGCGCGTGCGATTACCGGCACGCCCATTGCCTCAGATCGAGATGCTGATTGGATGCCGCCGAAATATGGCGCACCAATTGAATCCAGTGAATTGACCGGAGCCAAAGACGCATCGACGATGTTATCAATCGGCTTGGCTGCAGTGAGTCGATCAAATAATCCCATGCGCCAATTTTGCCCCAGCGTTACAATCAAAAGACCATGATGTCAAGATCCGTCTCTTGGCGTGTCGCGAAATGCGTGACCAGCGCACATGCAACCGTCGCGCAGACAGTGCTCTGTGATGCTCTGCGTCCGATAGTCCATCCACCATCCCCAAATTTCAGCTTGGCCGCTGACAAGACTTGCTTCGTCAATTCGGGTTGATTGATGTGTCTGAGTCTCTTCGATGTGACCGCTCCTAGAAATTCATCACAGGCTTGCCCGTACAAAGCTCCATCGATGTCCATGATTGGGATGCCAGCTGGCACAAGCCTACTGGCCACAGCTGACGATGTGCGCTTACTGAATGCCACGACTTCGACAAGCATGTCGCGATAGTAATCGGCGACATCATTTGCGATGGCCTTGTCATCGAGTGAGATTGCATTGTGCCATGTGTGCAGTAGCTTGACGACGAATTGATCATCATCAATGCGCTGAGCTGCGACCAAAGCCGCGTCGCGCCTATCCGGTGAACAATCGAGCCCGAGCCAGACAGTTTTCTCCAAGTCTAAATCTAAATCATCGGTCGCACATTCTGCCCATTCTCCAGCTGGAATCGCCGAATCAATTGTCTGAACCCAACGGCACAAGACTTCGGTACGCACGACATCCGGTGGATCATTCATCACAGCTCTAAGATTGTCGATGTGGACAGTGTGACCGAGCGCAGGATTTGCCATCGCTGCCCCTGCCCAAAATTTAGGGGAATCGTCTATTAAGTCATAATCGCTCGACCACTCAAAATATCCAATGTCATCGGCCGCACCGGATGCCGCTGCCAAGCCACGCTCTCGCAGCTGATTGAGCACCAATGAATGCTGATCACCAGCATTGGAATATGACCAGAGCTGTGGATTTTCAGCCGCCATCATCGTGTATCGCAAGGATGCCCATGTAGATTCATCCTTGAGCTCTCGGGTCTCATCGATGTGGACAGTCGCAGGCTTTGAGATACCACGCGCAGCTGATGCGCCAGCCTTGACCATGTACCGATTGCCGGACAAAGTCTCGATCTCCTCAGATCCGTGAGCCCAGCGAATGCGCTTGACTTGCTTGGCCAGTCCGTCATTGCTCTCGATCGCCTGCACAAGATCCCTGAATGTCTCCAGCGATGTGGTCAATCGATGAGCTGTACCGATTTGCAATCCTTGATTCCACTCAAATAATCCCATGAGGATTCTTTGCTTCATGAATGTCGTCTTTCCTTGTTGCCTAGCGACCACCAACTGGACCAATGGGTTTAGCCAACGGCCGTCACTTTTGTAGCGATGCGATTCCAAAGCCAGCCATTCCTGCCATGGGAGCAATGGGAATCCAATTGAATTGCTGAAATCGATCAGCTCTTGGCCACGCGTAGGCAGCTCAGGATGCAACTTTGAGTGGATTCTGGGCATTGGGTTGCCATAAAGCTTCTCAGGAATAGTCTCCACAGGCTCTGTGAGCCGATCTGAGCCATCTTGAACCAGTCTGAGCCTTCTTGTGCCTTCTTGATCCATTTCAATGCCTTCTTGAGTCGTTTGGTGGTGAATTAAAACCTCGGAGGATGGGTTGGGTGGAATCAGTCTCAGGAAAAAGACTACCCCGTCTCATGCGCTCCATGATGAACTCATCCGGTAACTTGTCACGCTTACTGAAATTGCATTTGCGACAAGCTGCCACAAGATTGTCATCGATGTCCAGTCCACCCTTTGCCACTGGGATGATGTGATCGACTGTGTCTGCATCCATGCCGCACCAATAGCATTCACGCCCATCTCTTGTCAGTATCCTCAAGCGTATCTTCTTCCACTGTGCGCTGTTGCTCTTACGCTGTGAGTGCAGGCTCATCAGTACCAACCCTTACGCTCATGAAATGCCCAAGCCTTGCATGGCGTTTGATAACGAATTGTGATGTATTTGATTGTCTGATCAATCTGACGATATGGATCAAGATTGCGATACCACTGTGATCTCATCTGACCTAACCCAAAGTGTGAGCCATTGCGAGCCTTTGGATTCCATCTGGATTCTTTGTGAATGATCTTGGCAAAGCAATTAAATTGCTTCCAATCAATGATCCTTGAATGAGCATATAGACGATATTGATCAGCTTGTGTTGCTGCGTGTACGGGTTGCATCTGTAAGACAATCGAGCCTACCAATAGGCAAAGAGCTCCCCTAACCGCCTGTCTCCTTAGCGAGCTATACGGCTTCAGCCGCTCGCTTGCAGAGCAGGACGGTAGCGGCACTGTCAAGGATGAGTCAAGAATGTGGATAAGTTGAGCGCGTCTCCTGCGTGTCGTCCACAGGTTATCCACAGGCATCAATTCTGTCCATGACGCCCATGACGCCACATCCAAGACATTGGACGAGCACCATATTGTCGCCAAGCTTGACTTGATCCAGCATCACGCCATGATTTGTGACCTTCTTTTCGACCCTACATTGAAAGCGCAGCATCTCCATGGGAGCTCCTTTTCAGATTCTCGATTGGATGTAGATTGTACTGTTCAACCCAAAAGGATGGCTTCTCGCGTCTCTTCCAGCGTTGATCTTTGGCGATCGATACCGGTATCCATCCCTTGATTTCATAGACTGGCGATCTGCCTGTGACGAGCACAGCGATGTCAGTATTGCGATCGCTCTCACTGATGATCAATGCCCCTGAGTCATATTTCGTCCACTTGACTTCAAGCCTTGATCCGACATCAGCTTGTGTCTTAAATGTGTTGATCGTCGGCTCGAATTTGTCATTGCCAAAGTATCGTGCCACGACCATTTCAGCGCAGATCGATTCTGCGATCTGGCAGACATATTCGTGAAATGACAGACTTTTGTCGTACCTCGATGAATGATCTGGACGACCATCAATGGCTTTGATTCGCTCAATTGCTACATATAGCGATTTGAGCATCTCATCGTACGAGACTTTCATCTTCACTTGCAGAGCTCGCAATACCACAGCTCAGGTGATCCCATGACTGTGTCATATCGACCGCCATCAAATCGCTTGAATGTCTCGCATCGATCGCACCATTCAATCTTTGGTGGAGCGACTTGATCTTTGACGATTGATCCATCAGACATGAATCGTGTGCGCTCGCCTGTGGCGATCTTGATCATCTCCATGTCTGCCATCAGTCATGAGCCTTCCATTTGCCATCAGCTGTGAGGTTGTACCAAATTGCCGGACATTGATTTGCCTTGACCTTTTCGATGCAGACATGTCCTCGATATGGCTTGCCCGTCTTTGGACTTGTGCCTTCTTTGAGTAGCCGATGCCCATGTTTACAGATCGGAGCTTCTCCGATGAGCTCATCGCCAAGCTGTGAAGCAATCTCCTCAATGGTGCTGCCAGCTGTAGCAAATCCATCTTCAGTGAATGGCTTTGACCATGGATCATCCTCGATCTTGCTCACAAATGCCGCTGGCATGGTCTCGACTTGCTCCATGTTTTGCTTGGTCGGCCTTGTCTCAGATCCGAGCAATAGTCCGGCACAGCGTCCGATTGCTGATGTGACTGTATCTTCGACAAACCATCGCTTCATGCTGGGATTGTAAGATTCAACCCGTCCGAATGCGTAATCAATCGCTGATGGCTTTTCATCTTCATATTCACGAAATATCCGGCACTCGATGAGGATGTATCCGGCTTGAGCATTGAAATCGACGATCGATGTCTCGACTCGATTTGTCGGAAAAGTAGAATGCAGTCTTTTGATGCGAGCTGCGACATCTTCATATCCATCCAAGAATCCGGCCATTTATTTGACCGCCTTATTCTTGCCCATTGCCATGCCGACAGATCGGCCATGATGGTATCCGACCGACTTGCCATCCCTGTATCCCATTGAATACAAAAGAGTGGAGATTGCTAGCTGTGCGAGTACCGCAAAGCCGATGATTTGCTCAATTGCCATTTGTTGCTCCCGATTCTGTTAGGGGAGCAAGCCCTGCATTTCGCCTGACCCGTGGCAAGGCTCGCTCCCAAGTAAGAGCATGAAGCAAGACTCTGACAAGGTCAAGAATCCTGCGTGTCTTTCGGCGTGTCTGCCGATGATCTTGGCTTGTCTTTCAATCCATTTGATGCCAAGACTGATCCAAGTGCGCCAGTCAAGAAGATTGTCAGAGTCGAAAGAAGCTCGATGAATGCTCGATCATTGGGAGCTTGATCGCCAAGCGGCTGAGTCACAAAGATCAGCGCGTACAGCATCCCAGCGACAGAGAATGCAAAAGTGAGCGCAAGACATACGCCGATGAATACGATGAGCCGAGCTTTGAGCTGCTCATTTGTCAGCCTTCTTTGATGTGAAGCCACTGGGATCCTCTCCAAATATGTCTTCAGTACATGTTCCCTGAGCCTTACATTGCGGCGGATTGCACTTAGGCTTTTGCCAGTTGTCGAATTCTTGGCATTCATACCGCGTCCAACCCTGATAGCCACATGCCGACAGCCCTAGCGAAAGCGATAACCCTAGAGCTGCCGACAGTAGCTTCCGAGTCACTTCCCCAATAACCCGAAAGCTTGATCTTTTGGATTGAGCCAGCGCAAGATCACTGGAGCGACGGCAGCTGCGCCTGCCATTGCTAGTGTCTTTGGATCTGTCTCGCCTGCCATGTAAAGAGCTAGGGCTGCCGCCATAAATGAGCGAGCCCAGCTTGCTGCCATTGCTTTGATGTTCATTCTGTCTCCGTATCTGGGATGTCTTTGATTTCAACGATGTTGTTATTTGGCTTGGTTGGGTCATAGCCGCCTATGCCGTAGGTAATCATCTTTTCCATTATGCAGTCCTTAACCATACGAAAGCAGTGGCCGATGCCACACCAGAAGTGATTGTGCTAGGAAATGCACCAGTGTGCGGATTTGATGTGTAAGCAATAATGTTGCTTGCGTTTAGAGAACCACCACCAGAAAAAGGAATTAAGTAATTAAAAATTGTTGCAGAACCACTATTTCCACTATAGGTCGCCGTAGTAGGTGCTGTTCCTTGTTGGCAGAATGCTAACCAATAAAGTCCTGTAGATAAAGTCTGACTAATTGTAATTTCCTGGCTTGCGACGCCAGTAAATGCAACGGTTCCAGCATCAAGGACTAAAGTGCTTGGCTGGTTATTTGCATCGCTATCGTAGATTCCAAGCCTTACAGTTGATGAGCCTGAAAACCCTGTGTCTGCTCTACAAGCAATTCGATCAAAAGTAGTTGATTGATCTACAAAAATGGGCGATAAATACATTCTATTATTTGTGACTGTAAAAGTAGCGTAAGTGCTTATAGGGCTTCTAAAATATCCTCCTGAGTTTCTTTTAACTATTGGCTGACGTGTTGCTGCAAAGTCATAAGCAGTCTTGACCGCATTAGGAGTCGCAGCAGTAGTCGTCGATGTCGAGGCTACTGAGTCGGTCAGTTGCAACGCACCAGCGGCAGAAGTAGTACCAGCTGAGATTGAAAGATTGGCAGCACTAGAAGTTCCAGCATTGGTAAGTGGAGCATTGACTGTGACTACGCCAGATGGGCCTTGCGCTCCAGTATCTCCTGTGTCGCCTTTAGCACCAGTCGCGCCTGTTGCTCCAGTATCGCCTTTGTCGCCCTTATCGCCCTTTAGTCCAGTTGAACCGATTGGGCCTTCTGCGCCTTGTGCGCCTGGGTTTCCTTGAGTGCCTTGAATACCTTGTGGGCCTTGAGGACCTTGTGGCCCCTGTGGACCTTCTGGACCCTGTGGACCAGGTGGGCCACCTGGATCTCCCTGATCTCCCTTTTCGCCTTTAGGACCGGGGAATAGGTTATTAGAGCTTATAGTTACGCGACCCATTACTTACCACCTAGCATCGGGATATTAAAGAACGAACCATCTGTATCGCCCGCTTTAGTGAAAGAACAATGCAGATGGGCATTATGCGGATTAGATCCCTTGTAAGGTCTCCAGCGCCAGCCCATGCGAGACGATGCAATTCGTCCTGCGAAGATGATGTAAGCAATTCGCTTTTCTCCAGCCTTGGCCGCGAGTCGAATCTGATCTGCAATATCTGGCATGAGGTCGGGCTTGCCTGACTTATGGACATCTCGATCGACATCGATGGCTCTAACAATTCCAGTCTCTCGATCAGGATTGTGGTCAGAAGGACGCGCTGAATGACGGAGATCGCCGATCCAACCATCGGAACGCCTATCACGATCAGGGAAGGAGTCATCGAACTGTTCCCTTAATTGTTGGCCAGCCTTGCATAGAATAGGTTTCATTGTCCGATGATCGCCTGTGCTTCATCGAGGTTGAGTCCAAGTGCCTCAAGTTTAGCGATAGCCGAAGCCTTAGCAGCTGCTTTAGCGGCGATGAGAGTTGCCTCTTCTGCTTCCATAGCTTTGATTGCATCTTTGATCTGCTTGGCTGTAGGAGTAGTTACGCCTTCTGTGTGCCAGACGATCGTGCTTGGATCATCGTCAGTCATGATGAACTCTGCATCTGGGCGTAAGTATCGAATTGCTTTCATGTTAATCATACGATCACCTCTTGTAATGTGACTGTTCCTTCTTGATTAGTGCCGTTGATTGAAATAGTACCAAGTGATCCAGATCGTCCAAATTGCAGTTTATATGTAGTTGCAGATGTTGTTGCCGGGGAATCTAAATAAATTAAAGTATTATTTCCATTTACAATATATGATGAAAATGCGCCAGTTGAGAAGGTAGCATAATTTCCAAAGTTGCTTAATTGATAAAGTTGGGTCGCTCCTTTGTTAATTCTAAACTTCGCCCAAGCCACTCCGTCATCGATTCTGCCATCGATTTGACAATTAAAATTCATAGTAATTAAAACTTTGCTTGACGTTTTAGTGGGAGTGATCGTTGCCGACATATCTGTAGCATCTGCATAAGTGCTAGAAGTTGAACCTGTTAAAGTAGAAGTCACAGTCTGAACCACCTGCCCGACCCGGTCTAAGTCGTAAAGGGTTGAGTCAATGGCGGAACCAAGGGTACGGATAGCCAGAGCGCCATCTTTGACATAGCCTGTGTTATCAGGCGTAGTCCAGCCGAAGTTAGTCGTTGTTGCCATTGTTGCCCCTAGTCATCGTAAGTGTTCCATTGTACCGTAGCGCCGACTGTAGCCCATGTAAGCGAGGCTGAGACATCTTGCCAGCGAGTAGGTGTGAAGCTGTAGGTATAGTCGGTTGTATTGAGAGTCAGGATCATCTCGTACTGATTGATCGAGAAGGTATAGCCCTCGACGAAGCCTCGATAAGTCGTGTTCTTTAGTGCGATTGGAAGTGCTGTGATCTCGATTGGCTCGCCCATGCTCATCGAGATATAGAAGTCTCGTAGAACATCTGAGACGTTAGTTGAGTTGATTGGGATGGTGAATGAGCTGAGAGAAGTTCTTGGGTAGGCTCGAAGGGTTACATAGCGATCAGCCTGGAGTTGGGCATCTGCACCATCGTGCAAGGATGTAGAAATCGATCCATCTACCTGCCCGAAGTCTGAGATACTCGTTGCATCTGTGGCTGTCTTTGTGCCAGAGTCATAAGTAAAGATTAGGTTATTAAGGATGTCTGCCAGAGTTTTCTGGCTTGATACGTTGCCCCAGAGAATGTGACCATTAGGGATGACTGTGTATCCGTTGGCCTTGGCATCATTGGTTCTGCGAGACTCATTGGCGAAGCCGACCTTGCCTAGATTGGTTTCATAGATGTATCCGAAGGCTTGCTGGGCGAATGAAGCTGCGAGTGAATAGGCATCTGCTCGCTCGCCTGATCGAGCCGCGAACTCATAGATCGCTGGGCTATCGACGACATCGATGGTTTGCCCGGCATCTGTGAAGATTCGAGTCATGCGATCTGTGTCGAACTCCTTAGACCAGTTTGATGCTCCAATGATCTTGCGAGACATCTGGGAGAACGGGCCAACGGCTGTGATGGTCTGAACTGCATTAGTCCCGATTGTGCCTGAGCCTGCGAGGTTGTTATCGACGCTAGTGATCTTGCCTGTAAAGATTGTGACGTCTGCGTTTGCAACGTTCTTAACTTTGATGGCTACCACTTGGTTCATCTCGAAGCCATAGTCTGTGCCAGCAGTATTTAGAATTGAAATACGAGCATAGGAAGATCGAGCCTGTTCCCAGACTGAACTTCTGCCATAAGATATCTGGACATCTGAAAGTGTGATCGACTTGCGATCAGTTCCGTTTATCGAGATGGTTGCCCTAGGAGTCCAGGTCATGCGCCCACCAGTAGCGAGGCTCCGACCTTGTTAAACGTGCCTGAGAGTGTTGCCTCACGATTGAGAATCTGGGTGATCTGTCGAGCTGTGGAGATAGGATCGATAGCCCCATTAACTGTAATGTTGATTGTATTGCCTGAGGATCCACCTAAGGCATTATTAGGAATGATCTTGCCTGAGCTTGAAGGCGTAAATAGTTCTGGGCCTTTCTCGCCTACGAGATAAGTTGTACCGCCCATGACTGGGCCACCAGCGGCTCGACCACCGCCGAACATTCCACCGATAGCACCACCGATCTTTGATCCTAGACTGATGAGTGTCTGGAATCCACGAATGAGTGCTCCGACTGAATCGACCACTATACCAATGGCAATGCCTAAACCTTGAACCGCGATCTTGAGAACTCCGCCTAAGAATGGAGCGACGTACTTACCGAGGAACTCGAATAGGGCTTGAAACTCCTCTTTGTTATCTTCTACAGCGCTCTTGATGTTCTTAAATGCTGACTGGATACCTTGGAAGACTGGGATGAAGATTGACTTGGCTACTGTGATGAAGTTGGTAAGCGCGTTGCCTATTCCCTCTTTGCCGCCGATTGAGTCGATAAACTTCTGGACGCCCGGTACTACCTTCTGGACGATGAAATCAACCATGGGAGTAATGGCATCGAGAATGAATGAACCGACTGTCTCCTTACCTTCATCGAAGGCGATCTTGAGGCGACCCATCTTGCCTTGGAATGTATCGGCTTGCTTTGAGGCTTGCCCCTCGAATGTCTGTGCGAGTTTGGCAGTAATTTCTTCCATGCTCATTGAGGCTAACTCAGCCTTGGAGAGACCAATACCTAAACGACCAAGCGATGCAGTATTGCCCTCAGCTGCGCGAGCCATCGCATTAGTGACGGCTTCTAAACTCTTACCACTACCAGCCGCGACATCAATGGCGATGGTCTGTAACTTCTGGGCTGCTTCGACATCTTTAGTTGCTTTGACTAGACGATCTAAACTCGGACGAAGCTCATCGTCTGTGACGCCTTTAGCCAGAGAAGTCTTAAGGATGTAATCCTCTGTTGCGCTTATCTGCGCTTCTGTTGCCCCTGTGACGTTCTTTAAGGATGTTGCTAGGCGTATCTGTGCAGCCTCATCCTCGATCGCGGCCTTGACTCCATCGATGGCTAACTTGCCAGCGTAAGCGACTGCGGCAACGCCAGCAGCTGCGAAGGCGGCTCCAGCGATCTTGCCGAACTTGCCGATCTTATCTCCGAATGTGCTGACCTCTTTAGAGCCTTTAGTAAGGCTTGCGCTTAGGTCTTTGACTTCACCAAGGATCGCGAGTTTAAGGGTTCTGCTATCTCCAGCCATTAGAACTCCTTAAGTATCTTTGAGAAGGCGCCTTGCCATTCGTTAATGATGTAAGGCTGAATAGCCTTGAGTGTTGGATAGATGAAGTAGCCATAGTTACCAGACTTGAATCGTGGGGTTCTAGCTGGGAACTGCTTAAACCTGTTCGAGCCGAACTCCATGCCACCCCAGAGCTGCTTAGTATTTGCTCCACCAGAGAATCTCTGAGAAGCGAATCCCAGGCTGATCTCACCGACCTTAGAGGACTTAGAAACCTTGCCGCCTTGAGCAATACGGACTGCCACTTTAGTAGCCACAGTTCGAGTACCAGAAGCCTTCTGGATTTGACCTAGAGCATAATCGGCGAGAGCGCCAGAAACCTTCTTGGCTTCCTCGACGGCCTTCTCGTCCATGGCCTTAAAGGCTCTGATTACTTCTCGGATTTCTTTCCGATTGTAAGCATCAACCTGTGCCTGATCCATTACGCTCCTCTAATATCTCGATCGCCGTTAAAATATCTTCCGCCGATTCCCACTCCCTCATAGGGATATGGGTCGCGATGGCTAACTCGACTAAGAGTCTGCTGATACTTCCTCGGCTATGGCTTTTGGGCTATCAGCATCCACGTCTACATCCTCGATGCTTTCCATCCATGCTTCGAGTGGCTTGACTGGTTGTCCTGCCGCTTCTCGCTTCATCGCGCTATGAGCTACGAATAAGATGTCCCACATTCCCGAGAAGTCCGATATGGATTTCTTGGTAGCCACTTCCCATTTGGCGAAGTCCGGTGGATAGGCCACATAAGTAGCCTGATCCCCCGACTGGTATTTAATTGTGATTGCTTTTTTCATCTTTGCTCCCGTTGGTTAGATTACGAAATTGTTAGGGTTGGCTTTGCTGTTCCCTGTAGAACGAATGTGATTTCCTGAGCATCCTTACCAGTTCCAGAAGCATCTGGGAATACTGGAAGAACGTTACCTGTGAAGACTGCGCCTGTGGCAGCTGTGAAGGTGTAAGCAAGTGAAGTGTTTGGTGCTGATGATGCAGCAGTCCACATAGCCTCGCAGAGTGAGTTAGTTGCGCCCCAGTCAGCAAGCATGGTGATTGAAAGGGTTGCAGTTGTGTCTAGCGCGAAGAACACTTTGCCATCGATTGTCTCGTAGGCGTTGCGCTCTAGTGCTGTTGCTAGTGTTGTTGAAGTTGTTTGATCGCCGTACGCCTTGCTATCGATTGTTAGCGAGATGTCGCGACCTGTGATGACTGTTGTTGGCATTTTGTCTCCTTAGACTGTTCGCGTGTAGTGGGTACTAACGACGATATCGGCTACTAGCAGATTGCTCGCGCCTACTTGTGTGACGGTTGGACGTTGGACATCGCTCACTTCATAACCTGCTGGAATGGCGAGGACAACGCTTTCGATGAGTTGCTCGATGTTGTCGAGCGATGCTGGATTGCTTGAGTAAGCCACACAGCAAGATATAGTGAAGTTGAGTTTGCACTTAAAGGTATTGTTACCGATCGTGTCGAACTCCATATATGGTGAAGATGGAACCAGGACGACCGCCGGGACTGGTACGTTTTCTGGTACGTATGAAAAGACGTTAGCTGCGACTGATCCAAGTGCTGTGGCAAGTGGAGTGCGGACGGCTGAAAGAATAGTTGAGGCTGGCATTACTGGGCGATCGTTCCGACATCGACGAGTGAACCTAAGAGACCTACGCAGCGATTGTAGAGTGAGCGACCCATCCTGAACGGACTTGGACTAAAGTCCACGCCTTCGATCTGGCCACCTGCTGCTGTGCGACTCTGGAAGATTTCGACAGAGACGACTAGGACGGCTGATTCTACTGCGCTATTTCCGACATAAGTCGATGCACCAGTAAGGGTAGCCAACCCTGATGGGATGATGTTCTTAGAGATGATGTCAGCGTTAGTAATGGCCGCTGAAAATGAATCGTCATCGAGTAAGTCTGTGGTAATTGTTCGAGTGCCATTGAAAGGGCTACCGCATCCGCTGATAACTACGGATTGACCTTCTCCGAATGGGTTCATCTGAACTGTTGAGAAGTAAGCGACGTTATTGTTAAGCGAGACTGCATCGATGGCGACTGAATAAGTCACGAGCATTGGCAGGATGATCGCCTCTGCACTATCGATAATATCTGATAGAACTGCGTCCGAATACAGAGAGGAAGAAACGCCAAGCGTTGATCTAAGCTCGGAAGCCGTGATAATTGTTGGCATTTCTTTCCTCTCGGTAAACGACTGGGGAGGCGATCGGGAGCAACCGCCCCCCCATGATTAGTTTGTTTGACTATGCAGTCATGTTGTAACGACGGATACCAGCACCCACCTTGGTGCCGATTGCGTAGTAACCATAGACGGCCACCTGTAGGCGACCATTTGCGAGAGCCTGAACCTGAACTTGGGTCTTTGGAGCCTCGTAGAATGTAACTGCCTCTGGAACGACTAAGAATGCTGAATCGTCGATGAGAGTTGTTACTGACATGTGAGGATCGACGAATAGGTTAAGACCCATGACGTTTCCTGTGATTGAGTTTACTCCAACGTTTCCTGGAGCATTTGATGGCTGAGCCGCTGTGAAGAGTGGACGATTTGTGGTGTCCTCTGCTGAGATGATTGTCTCCCACCATGCTGTGTTAGCGATGATGTTCTTAGCGAACTTTCCTGCTGCTGCGTAAGCCGCTGGAACTTCTTTGCCAACGAATGACTTAAAGCCTGCGATTGTTGTCGCTTGTGATGTTGCCTGTGTTCCACCAGCAACGAGAGCTGCTACTACAGCCTGATCTGTTGCCTTAGCGTAAGCGTAGTTGAGTTCCTTGATAAGTTCATCGTAGAACGCAGGTGAGCTTCTGTCGAGGAGCTCCCAGCTTATGGTCTGAAGTCCGGCCGCCTTCTTAACATCAACCGTGATGTATGAGCTTGCCATTTCAGTTCCAGCAAGTGCTTCGCCTTCTGTTGAAGATGAATCGATTGTTGGAGCAGTTGAAAGCTTAGGAATTGTGAATGACATTCCGCTTTCGACTAGGTTGCCACGAGAAACTGCATCTACGGCTGGACGGCCATCGATTGAAGTTGTTACGAACTCGTTTAGGTGTGGAGCGAGTGTAAGTCCTGTGTTTGTTGAAGTATCGTTTGTAGCCTTGACGATCATGCGTGCTTCGTCATCGCCCATTGATGCCTTGATGTTCGCCTCAAGGAACTGACCTGCTGTGAGGTTAGTGTTGATGCGTGGAGTTGCGTAGAATGCTGGCTTTGGAGCAGCAGCCTCTACTCTTGTCGCTTCTACCGCTTCAGTTACGGCAGGAGCTTCTGGAACGGTAGTGTCTGACACTTGTTCTCCTTCTGTTGGTTGGGTTGCATCTGCTACCTCTTCAGGAGCAGAATCTTCTGATGCAGCGACTTCAGCAACACGCGCTGAATCGATTGCTGGATCGGTGACGAGTGAAGTCTCGACGATCGATGACTTGCTGATGACCATGACGCCATCTTGGTTGTCCCATGCATCGACCTTAACGCCGACTGAGAATCCATCGCGTAATCCAGTTGATGCTTCGATAAGGCTGTCATTTCCTGCCGCTGTTTCAGCGATCTTGAATGTTGCTACGATGCCTGAATCGGTGATCTCGTGTGCGATCAGTTTGCCGATCGGACGTGTGCGATCATGCTCTAGGAGCAGTTTGATGTTCTTGTTAAATTTGATTGAATCTGAAGCGAAGATAGTTGGACCAGCAGAAGTGTTGCCCTGCTCGCCCCATGTAACGATCTGGCCAGAGATTGTGCGAGATTGTGAATCCGCAGCTGTTAGTGTAATTGGGACTTCAATCTTCATCGGATCAAGTCCTCCTCTTCTTGGATTTGTTCAACGCTCATCGCGCCGATCGAGTTGAGTATCTGATAAACCTGAGCGCGCTCGTAAGGATTTCCACGAAGGAAGTCGTCTAAGTCGAAGCGAATCTGTGAAGTGCTAGGGCAGATGTCCGGGAGTGAAAGTCTGCTCTCGATCGCAGCCAAGATTGGGCGAAGCGAGAAGTCCACCAATGAACGACGTTCTGAAGTAGCGTTGGAGTAGGTCATAGAGGTAGTTTCTGCTGAAAGGAAGTAAGCAGGGATGCCTGAAGCTCTTGCTATCTCCAACGCCACATATTGACGACCTTCTACGAGTTGAAGCGAACGGGGGTCGAATCCGACTGACTGCATTTCAACATCTGCATTGAGGAACGCTGTTGATCGAGTAGCGCGAGAATTGCGCCATGCTTCGAGAAGTTTAGCGATGCGCTCTGAAGTTAAATTAGTTCCGTTGCTCTTAAGAACCATTGATGGGACTGGTTCTTTTGCGTATTGAAGCGCAGCCTTTTCTAGTTCGATTGCTGCAACGATTGTGCGACCTGCGCGATTAATTAAGCCTTCATCTGCGCCATCGAAACGGATTACAGAGCCGACGCCAGCGATAGGAGCAAGTCTACCATCTACTTCATAGCCTTCGATCTCGTTCATCGCTAGATTGTATTTAGGATTGACGCGCTTAGGATCGATGCGAGTCCAGGAGCGAACGCGGCCATCTTCAGCATAAGCATCGAGGACTAATCCGAACCCAACGCCGTATAGCCAGATGTCTTCAGCCAGCCAGTTGTAAACCACGAATCCTGAAACGCGTGGGTCTGGTTGATTGATGACTCTTAAAGGCTCGATGTGTGCGCCAGTAAACTTGTTGTATTGCTCAAGCGGAAGCGATCCGATAGTTCCGCAGATGATGTTACGGGCGCGAGCGACCGCAGGAACCGACATAGCAGATGCGCGATCAACTGTGGTAGGAGCATTAAGCAATCCATAGACAGAAGTTGAAAGATTGAATGGCTGAAGTGAGGCTTCTACATCTGTGTGCTTTTCAGCCACAGGTGGAGCCCCTAAGAAGAAATCTTTTAGTCCCATTAGTGCATATTGTACACTATGTCCGATTTATCCGACCACGATGTCGTACTCCGCTTCTCCGCGAGTCGCGAAGTGGCAGACCATTGCCATAGCAACGGCCGCGCAGATTGTGGCATTAGATACCTTGCGTCCTAGATACCAGCCACCATCCTTAAACGGAAGTTTTACAGCTGAGAGGACTTGTCTTGTGAACTCATCTTGCTCTGGATGGAAAAGTCGTCCTGAAGTGATCGCGGTAAGCATCTCGTCGCAAGCTTGACCATATACGCTGCCATCGATAGCCGTAGTAGAGATACCTGCTGGCGATAGTAAAGCGGCAATAGCCCCGGATGTCTGGCGACTATAAGCAACCGTCTCTGTCTGGTATTTGCGTACCCAATCCGCGACGTCGTTTGCAATTTGTTTAGCATCGAGGTTGATTGGGTTCGTCCACGTTTGGAGTAGAACGACATTGATGTTGTCTCCTTCTTGTTGGGCTGCTACGAGTGAGCCTTCTTGCCTGTTCGGACTGAGATCGATCGCCATCCATGTGAGAGCTTCTCGATCTAACTTGAGGTCTTTCTTTGCGCCTGCATTCCAGTTACTTGGATTGATCGCTGGATTAACTACTGATACCCATTGGCATAGAAGTTCTGTTCTGACGATAGACTCTTCATCGGACATGGCCGCTTCGAGATTGTCCAGGCTGATTGTGTAGCCAGCGGACGGGTTGGCCTGCATCCAAGCGTTCTTATCTCGGATGTCGCACCCTGGCTCCGCACTCCACTCGAACCAACCGATGCGATCATCTGCACCAGCGGCCGCAGCTAGTCCACGTTCTCTCAATCGATTAAGGACTATCGAATGTTGATCCCCGGCATTGGAGAAGATCAAAGTCTGTGGGTTAGGAGTAGCCATCTGGGTATATCGAAGCGATGACCAGACTTCATCGTCATGGAACTCTCGAACCTCATCCATGTAGATCGTATCTGGCGCAGCGATACCACGAGATGCTGAGTTATTGGCTCGCACCAAGTAACGGCCCCCGGACTTTAACTTGATCTCCTGCGATCCCTTGGACTCGTACTTCTTGCCGAAGTCATCTACTAATTTTGCATGGCTCTGGATCGTGTCATCGATCTTCCAGAATATCTCACTCGATGTAGTCAGTTTGTGAGCTGTGTGGACTTGTAACTTCTGCCCCAGAGCGAACATTCTCCATAGAATCATGAGCTGCATGAAGGTAGATTTACCATTCTGGCGACTGATAATGACCCCCACTTCTTTGAAATACCACTTGTCGTCCTCGGTGACTTTGCAGATTTCATGGGCTAAGAATTGTTGCCAAGGTAGCAAAAGGTAACCTATTGACTCGCACCATTCGATAAAATCGATGCCGTAAGAGGGCAAATCTGGGGATTTAGTCCATATTCGGGGTTCTGTCACACCTCGGTAAGCCGTCTGAGGCCCTTCTGAGCCTGTTTCAGCCTGATTAGGTATATTCACTCGGAATCATCCTGATAGTGGCTTATTGAGGCGTTTTTCGGGTAAAAAGAACCAAGGAGGGTCATGGGTGTTCTAGGCTTATCAAAAAACCTACCCCCCTTCTGTAAATTGCATTGAGCACACAGTAATTGTAAATTTAAAAGACTGTCATCCCCACCTAACTTGCGTGGAACAATATGATCGACATGGTTGCCTTCTTGACCGCACATCTGGCATGCACCACCATCTCTACGAATAACGATCTCTCTTAGCTTACGCCATTGAGTAGTCGAACCATTAGACCTTAGTGCTGATCGCTTACTCATTGCCAACCCTTAGTCTTTAGATGATGTAGTGCATTACAGTAATTAGGCTCATCGTACTCTGTTACTCCATAACGATGCATTACATAATGCCAATAAGTCCAGAATTGCTTTACTGCTGATGCAGTACGCATTGAATCACTCTTGATCTGATAGAAGCCATAGGTTTGTTTAGTGCCATTCTTATTACCAACAGCTCTTAGATTCCATCGACTTTCTCTATAGATAATCTCATGATGGCATAACTCTTGTTTATCTGTGAGCTGATACTTTGCTAATTCTTTAACGTATTTGATTGCAAGGTTTGACGCCTGTGCATCTAGGGGCATTGCCATAGATAGAGATATCCCAATAGCGATGGCTACCTTGCGGCCTCTCCCTACCGGGGCCGCCTTGAGCCCCTGATGGGCTCTAGCCCTGAGAGTACCATGCGTGTCAAATACATTCATAAAAGTCCTGTTCAGAGCGGTGTTTTGTTATCGGTTGTCGGTTGAATAGAATCCTGATCCCTTGAATGAGACCCCTACAGAGCTGTAAACCTTGTGCATCGATGATTGGCAATAAGGACATATAAGATCATGTGGTTCATTGACTGAGTACCATTGTTCTATTCGAGCATTGGACTCGCAGTTCTCGTTATCGCACTCGAACTCATAAGTTGGCATCTGGATCCACCTGACATGTTCTGCATGTTTCGGTGAACGCCCATGCGCCACACATCTTGCATCTCATAGGCTCTAGTTTAGCAAGATCATCGCTGAAATCCCCGTAACCTGCTTTAAGCAATAGATCGACCAGGTCGCCCAATCTCATGAACGCAAGGTAGTCCTGTGGACTCTTCTCCCCTTGACCATTCAAGCGAGCAACTACTAGAGGTAGCCCACCAGTTTTAGCAGCTCTTTTAGTTACCTGATCGATCCACGCTTTTGGCTGGAACGCCGATCTAGCTTTAACTTCCATGTCGAACGGGACATGTGTTATATCTTTTCCAGCCCCTCGACCGATATCTGCATGTGGCCACCATTCCGATAGGAACCTAGCGACCACTCGCTCAGTCGAGAATCCCCGGTATTTACGGCTTTGTGAGGCCATTGACCGCGTGGCATTTAGAACATGACCAGCTCTTATTAGCCAGATTTACCTTGATATCTTTGTAAGGTATTGCGTCATTGCATAAGCAGCATCTAGTCGTAAATGTAAACTCCTCAAGGATCGCTATGACTTCTTTCGATCGATGAATCTCATCCTCGGTTGGGAATGACTCCCATTCACCATCTTGGTTCTGGAATTGTAAACGTCCCATTATGCTCTCGCCTTCTGTCGTTGCCATGCGCCTGTTTCTTTGTTGATCTCGTACCAGATTACATCGTTAGGTGATGGGCATCGAGTAAGTTCACCAGTTACAGCATAAGGACACTTGAAGTGACCCCATGGCTTACCCTTACTCTCTCCTGTACGCCAGATCATGTCCCCATGGGCGCATTTCGGAATGTCCTTCTCTGTCTGGCCGCCAATTATCTCTTTCACCATCGATACAGCTTCCCCCATTGTGGGCGGCATAGTCGCTGGCTTGATAGTCCATGGATCCTCCTCTTTAACTACTGGGATGTAAGTGCCAGATGTGTCGGCCATCTTAGCCTTTACTTCATCGATCGTAGCTTTTACTTCACTCGACTTAATGACTTTGCCCATTTCCTCTCGTGACGCTCGCTTTCCTTTTGTTGCATATCCTGCGTTAGCAAGCGCTCGACCGATAGCACTCGTCTCACAATTCTCCAGCGCGCTTGTCGCATTGACGCCGCGTCCCTGAATAGTCTCTTCTGCCAGCCCTGTTGTCCAAGGCCGAACATCTGCCTCTGTGCGATATATAGAAGCCTCAACAATAAAACGGCCGCTGGTTGAATCAAGTAACTTCGTGTGAATCTGTCCATCTGGATGCTCCTTCCAAAACTTAATTAGACGTTCTTCGACTGTTTCATAATCTTCAAGATTAAACATATTGCTCGTCCTTTTCTGTGATGAGTTCGCAAGCTAGTGCAAGGTAAGCACATGCGTCGATATAGGAATCAATGTGATCTGCTGTTTCTTGTAATCTGGCAAGTTTAACTTCGACCATCGCCAGACATGCTTGATGGTCTGAGATTGGAGTTTCGAGCATTTGCTGGAGTCGTAATGCGATTCGAGTCTGATTGATACGAGGATGACCATATATTCGTCCTCGGTCTCCAATGATGTCAGTAGCTGATAATAGGACTTCATTTGCTTTCACACTCGCACCTTCTCTTTTGCTTCGTAGTATTCTCGAACGGCTTTACGCCCTTGGAGATACCCTACCCTCATGCCGACAATGCGGCCAATGTGGAAATACAGCACAGCCATTACAATCATGACTAGGAAATCACCTAATGATGGATCGAACATCTTTGCTCCCTTGTCGGTTGGTTGGCCCGACGGGATAAGAATGCCAGATCGCTAGGCTAGGTCAATAAGATTTTGATAACGAAATGGTAACGATTCTGCGTCATCGATATGGTCATCAATGTCCCGATCAAGCTCGTTATCTAGGTCGTCCATAGCGCTTGCCTGAGACTATGAATGTGCCATCCTTCTCCAGGTAGATGAGATCGACTTGGACGTTCTTGCCATCGACGTACATGATGGCGAATGCCTGTTGCCAGTTGGCTGATCCCTTGGTATATGACGCCTTGCTAAAGTCCATGAGATTGCCTACTTCTACGCCATGCAGGATACGCCCTATACGGCCTCCAGAGGCCTCTGAGAAGGACGATCGCCCTGCCCTGTGAGTATGTCCTGAGATGACGCTCTTGCCATGCCTACGGGCTGCTTCTAGGGCTGATAAGCCCCCTTGTGACTTGATAGGGGTGTGATCGCCATGTACTGCTATCCAGCCCGGTGCGATGTTGTAAGGCTTGCGATGGAAGGTAATGCCCAATTCGTCTAACTGCATGAACTTCTCGAATCGAAGCTCTGGCAAGGATAGGAACGATGGAATCTTCCTCATAATTTGATTGTAAAGGCGGTCTGTGTGATTAGACCTGATCATTTGAGTTACTTGGAGATCGTAAAGTACCTGAACAGCTTCATCGCGATCTTCTCCAAGAGTCTGTTCATAGGCTTCTGGGGTTCCTTCTGCCCACTTGCTAATTGTGTTGAAATCAATCTCGTCACCTATTGTCACTACTTCATGCGGTTTAAACTTACTGATAAAACTGGCTAGATTCTTAACTGCGTGTCTATCGTGGAACGGAACCTGTAGGTCGCTCACTATGACTATTCGCTTCATTTAATCCTCGTCGTCATCATCCTCGTAGGGTATGCGATCCACTCGGTCGGGGATCGATGGCAAGATCCAGTCTGGGTAAGCGTCTCGATCAGCGATAATTGCTAAACATAGATCAACGGCAAAACCTGCTCGCCTAAGTGCGCGATACATTTCATGCAGGCTAATAGCCCACGCGTCTAGCTGTGAGTAAGTATCGAGATCGATGACTTTCTTTCGTGCCATGGAATTAGTGTGACTTACCTAATAATTCGATGATGGTATCGACACGCGCTTCTAGTCGATTAACTTGATCCTTGATCGATGAGCCGCCGTTAGGCTTAAGTTCATTTAGGTAATGCTTAACCAAGAATTGTAGATAAGCAGCTACTCCGCCAAGGACTGTAACTATTCCTACGGCGACTGCCGCAATATCTACCGCGTCCATTACTTTTTAGGGCTCGCGTAGCCGAAGAGTCCGGCAACGATTGATCCAAGGATGGCGCGATAGTCGAGTGAGAAGTTCGATGTAGTTCCCCATACTGCGAGGAATGCTCCGAGTGCTATTACTGCTGGGTGCTTCATGTTCATTCTGTCTCCGTATCTGGGATGTCTTTGATTTCAACGATGTTGTTATTTGGCTTGGTTGGGTCATAGCCGCCTATGCCGTAGGTAATCATCTTTTCCATTATGCAGTCCTTAACCATACG